CTGTTTGTCCAAAAAAGAAAGTTTTGCGCGATTTTGTACGCGTGTCGCTGTTTTCTTGTTGACATGGATGGCACCGCGCCGAGCGTTGCAACTGGCGCATGAGCCGACGATGTTGGTTCTGTCGTAGGGGTCTCCGCCGCGATCTAACTCGACAACGTGATCTGCTTGACAACTGGGTTTCTTGTGGCACCAGTGGCAGATGGGTTCTTCTTGTAGGACTTGGGCCCTGAGTTGTTTCCATTGTTTGGTGTTGTATACCGGGTTACCGCTCATGTCAAGAGCATAGGTCAAGGTCAAGTGATACTGACGCCCAAGCGGAAGGGCACCGCTCGGTTGTCGTCGTTTGTCATGGGTTGCGCGTGTGGTTTGTGTCCCCCACTATTTAGGGCAAGTAGCCCATGGGAGCCTGTCTAGTTTTGTTCGGTGGACAACCATTCGCAATGTACGTTTGAACGCTGATCAGTCACTAGGCGCGACCGTCTACCCTCGTTACCGAGTGTTCCCAGAGCAAATGTCAGATTCCTGCAAGGGCTAATGCTCCTCTCGTTAGGAGCTGATGGTGTCAGTTGTGATGGGAGGCTAGACGCGCTTCCCTGTGGATATCAAGCAGGGTTAACGGTTGGGTGCTTGTGAGATTCGAGTGCAACCCATTGGCCGTTAATGTTCATCTCGGCAAACTTGATCTTTTCGGGTGTGTAAAAGTAGCCGTTAATTGTCAGAAAGATGACTTTCTCATCCTGTACCGCAAGCGCAAACACTGGAGTTTTAAACGACCATTCGTCGCTTCCAGTAGTAATCCGCATCGGGTTGATTGGTTGCATAAACTCACTCATCGTTTGGTTTCCTTGCTAATCGGTCGCTTATCTTGTCTAAGTCTTTAGGCCGCCAGACGTGGACTTCTTGCCCTGAGTCCTCCAGTGCGTTAATCCATTCCCACTGAGTGTTACTGACCACGCCTTTAGTGGCTTTCAATTCGACATAAATACACCCTCGTGCCGGGTGTACCATAACGAGATCTGGGAATCCTTGGTCGCCTGTGTTGGGTGTGATCCAGCGTCCTGCGCGGATCTGTGCGGGCTGGGTGTGCATAACTTTCCAGCGATGCAACTTAGCCAAAGTGATAACGGCTTTCTGAAACTCTGCTTCGGACGGTTCGCTCACTTGTGGTTCTCGCTTAACCATTGTTGACAAGCAACACAATTAGGGTGCATTGAGGCGTATAGGTTTTCGCGTGAGTTATGCCATTTGTGTGCGTCATGTTCGCTTGGTCGTTTGCACCTTTTGGCAGTGCTGCCGCAATCGGGACATTTTGCAACTGCTGGAGGTAGATGCTCAACCACCGTTCATCAGCCTGTCAATTAGTGCGGACGCTTCACGCTTGGTTTCAGGGACTGCACCCTCCCAGTTTTTGGCTCGAAGCATCCCAAGTTGTTTGGCGGTCGGTGGTTCACCACTTGACCCAATTGTTTGGGTGCGTGGTTGTGCAGCTTGTGGCGCGTTGGTTGTTGTTTGTGGTTCTTGCCCTTGGCGGTACACCTTGACCATTTCCTCAAGGCTGGCACGTTTGTTAGAGCCCTGATACTGATAGTTCGCAAGTGCGCGTCCAGCGGCCGAAGTCTCACAGTTCTCTAACGCGCTTGTTTTGTTGACCATTGACGAACCACGAACTTCCTCAGCAAACCCTGTCGTTGTCGGTACCGGGTCAGCGATGTCGGCATATAAGGATGCTTTCATGACGATTCGAGTGCCGTCGTCCACAATGATTTCGGTGATAATGCGTCCGCGTGGGCAGTCCTTCCAAAACAATGGAAGGCGTTCTTGTACTGATGCGTAATCGGCTGGATTGAAACTCATGATTCCATGTCCTTCAAGTGTTGAGCCTGTGCAGGCGTCTGGTTTTTAAGCTTGTTGACAATTCGAATCATTGAAACACACCGAGCTGTTTCCTCAACTGTCATTCCTTTGAAGCCGCCCTCTTCGGCGCATTTGAGACAGATGCCGCGTAACTCTGTACGCATCCGCATATCAGCCGTATTAAAACCTGACGCGCAAATGTTGCAGTTCATTTGAAACCGCCTAGCCTCATGGCCACGATCGCATCTTGAGTTGACCGGGTGAGGTTGGACAGATAAATGCCGTTCTCCTCGGCGACATAAGCCAACTCGAACAAGGCCTTACGCAACATCTCAATATCGGTCTTTTGGGCGTCTAACTGCCAAGCGGCTGCTTTCATAGCAATCTCAGCTTTAGCGATCGCGGCGGTCATGTCCGCTAACTGTTGGTTCATGGTCGGGGCTCCTTGATTTGTCGGTATTTGCCGTCACGATATACCAGCGGTGTCGCTGGGTTTGTGTCGGATTGTAGTTGGCGTCGTTCTTTCCATGTGAGACCCCCCCATATGCCGTAGCACTCAAGTTGAGTCGTGGAATATTTGAGGGACTCGGCTAGGCAAGACGGCCTAACGATGCAGGTCGCGCAAACGGCTTTTGCTTCAGCAATTTTTTTGCGTGAGTACCGTTCACCCGGTTCAAAGATGAACAGGTTTAGATCCATGCCTCGACAAGCTGCGTGATCCCACCAGCGGTCTAGCACAGTCGCCAAGGTTTCCATCCGCAACCGCCTGTCTCAGCGATGTCGGAATATAGCAGGTAGGCGAACCTCAGGTTGAGGGTTGGGTCTGACATGGCTTCAGCAAACGGCATATTGAACACTTGTTCCACGTACTTGGTATGGATCTCGTTGATCTGAGCGACGCCGTGGTCGTGGCCGTTAAAACGGTCTGCCAGTTTGGGGTCACTGGACATCGGTGTGATGTTTAGGCACCTTGTTTCTTTCCAAAGCAGGCGACCGAGTTTTTGGAGTGTCTCCGTGTTGTTGGGCCAACCGACCGAGATTGCTTCAGGAAACCATTCTTGGCATTTGGTTTCGAGTGGTACTTCTGCTATTCGTGGTGACGCTAGGACGGTCGTGCTGGTGCTGGTCGTGGTTGTTGCTAGTAGTTCCTCTGCGCGGTCGGCAAGTTGCTGAGGTGTGAGGTCTTGCAATGTGATTGTTTGCCTAGACGGGATAGTGAGCGTTGGTGACGATTCCTGTACGTCTGTGATCGCCCAGACTGCCAACATTGCGTAAGTGGCTAAGGCTAAAAAGGTAAGTCGTTTAAGGTTCATTTAGTAGTCCTCTGATAGGTCCGCAACTGATTTGCGGGTGCTGAAGAATCCCTCCAGCATTGGTTTTTGCATGATCTCTCGGGCCATAAAGGCGCGGTAATTGTTGTTGAATTTGAACTCGCTACTGGGGTCGTTGGTGATTGCGTGTTCGTAGCGCAAGACTTCGATAAGAGCTGCAATGCCGTAATGCGTGTATCCGCGGTGCATGAGCTGGTAGCACATTTTGGTGAGGGTCGGCATGACCCAAGGGTTTGCCTCTTTAAAGGCTTCGTATTTGAGCATCTCAGCTGGAACAGCGAGAACGTCAAAAAGGGATGGTTGCATTGCTTTCCTCCTGCGGTCGGGGTCCCGTTATCACGGGACGCACTTGGTTGCCAGTCATTTGACCGACTCCCAAACCGAATGTCAAGTCATTGAGCAAATATCTGGGCGAACGCGTCCTCAACCAGTTTGGGGTTGTCGGCCATAAGCGGCGAAATTTCCACGTGCACCCAATCGGCCAGAGGAGTGCCGGCATTTCGGCTGATCGTATATTTAAGCCAGTTGTCGCGCGAGGATCGGTAGCCCGCGCCCCACTTGTCTGTCGGGAACGGTACGCCTGTTCCGTCGTAACTATGGATCTCTTCAATGCCTAAAAGGTCGCGGTGCTGAAACAGGAATTCGACTAAGGCTTTTCGTTGGGGCTTGGTGCCTTTGAGGTCAGTTGCTCGCCACGTTGCGTGGACGGAGAGCTGTGGGCCTGAGCGCATTGGTCGGTTCGCGTAGATGCCGATGTTCTTGACACCGAACAAGTACTCGCAAAACTCTACGAATCGTTTTGTTCCGGCTCGTGGTGTGGGATGGTTGCCGTCAGTGCTTCCTGTGTACGGTCTAACTGTCATGATCTTTGTCCTTGTCCTTGAGGCCGTTGGATGCTAGGAGTCCTGTCAATGCTCCAGCGAGTACGAGCAGGACGCTGGAAAGCACTTCCCATGCTTTTGAGTCGTTTGGTGACACTTCGAGGGGCTGGACTACGAACGCGAGCGAGTACAGGATCATGCCAATACTCATGATGAATGTGAGCGACAATGCAAAACCGACCATAAGGACTAGACGCGCTTTGATCTCGGAGTTGGTGTATTTCTTCATGGTGTGGTTGCTCCTGTGCTGGTGTCACATCGTGGGGCTGTGGGTTGCTCAACGCAGGTGTTTCGTGTGCGATCATTGCATCCAGTGACGACAAACATGAGGACGACGGCAAGGGCAGCAATCACGGCGAGAGTTTTCATGGTGTATCAGGGAAGTCGGCTTCGGGGCCTGCTGTCCATGTGGCTGGAAAGTCTCGTAGTGCTTGGCGGTATGTCGCCCATGCTTCACGGTTTACGGGTGCGTCTGCGACTTGTGTCCAGTCGGATTCTTTGAGCAGATCGTTTCGAATTGCACGCATAACATATTCGTATTCAAGTTCTGCAATGTTTTTAAGGCTAATTTTCATGACGGGCCGCAGTCCTCAATCATTAAAACACACGGATTAGTACCAGACGCAAGAATTGTTGCACCGGTGTTTTCTACTTGACAACGAAGTTTCAAAGTTTGTGAACCAGCAGTCAAGTTGCTGAAATAGGTGATACCTGACAGGTTGAAGTATCCACCGCCAGCCACAATAAAACAGGTTTGATAAACAGCACCAAAAATTGTGTTTGAACTGTTGGCTAAATATGCGGCGGCCCAACCGTTAGAAGTATCTTTCAAACCTGTAACAGTCCATGTTGCTTTGTATGTTCGACTAGCCACCGCAGTAAAAGTAGTGGTCATGCCAGTTATATCGGCCTGTGTAGTTGTGACTGTTACGTTCCCAGCGGTGCGATACACAGCACCCATAACGCCACGAGGGAAGCGGTTCTGCTGTGCGGCCGTCAAGACTGCGCCCGAAGTAAAATCTGTGTTTGGGTTAATAGCCATAATGTTTCTCCTTAGAAACCTAGTTTGCTTGTGTCAAGGATGCCATAGACAGCACTATCAAGACGGAAAAAGTTGTACACGGAAGCCGAAGTCAAATTTAACAACACTCGTGTGTCAGACGGGTCAGCCGAAACGGTTGCACCGTTAACAACAGCCTGATAGCGGACACCACGCAAAACCACATTGACAAAACCGCCAATGTCGCTGCCCAGTACAAGGGCTAACAACGTGAAATTGTCTTGCTCACTTAAAGTAGCGCCAACCGTATAAGGCACATCGTCAGACTGGTCTAGCGTTGACTTCACAAAACCAGCCAAATCGGCGGCTTGACTTGTCGTCTGGTCATAAGTGCTTAAAGTAAAAATGCGTGTACCTGTACCGTTGCTTTGGGAAGCCAAACCGTCAGGCTCGACGACAACTTTTGTGGCAAAGTTGTCGGCAATACCAGCAAATTGGATATTGTCAAATTTGAGTTGCGTTACAGATGGCGTAGCTGCCAAAGTGCCATCATTGAATTCGGCTATGGGTATCGCCCCGTCAAGTTCGGCTCGACCTAACCATTGAATGTTCGTGGACTCTTGACCGTAAATTATGCCCTGTTCAGTTTGAATAAGTGT